CACGAAATGGTTCCTCTCCCCCTCACGGAACGCGTCACCCTTCGACGTCATCCAAGCAAGCAAGTTCTGGAATATCGTGTCGTCATCGTTCACGGTTTCGGTAGTTGTCTGTTGGGGCAACCTCCTGTCTTCCTTCTTTGTAGGCAGTTTCGTGTACACCTCAGCGTTTGGGTTATACCAAACTTGAGGATCATACGACTCAAAGCATAGGCGAGAAACATTTCGACCAGTCTTGTCAATGTCGGGCATCTCCTCCATCAAAGCATCAAAGTGTTCCTTATGCTTTGTTTTCCATTCAATTTGGACGAGCGCTTTTAAGCCCTTTCCTGAGGGCGAAACCCACACTGCGGTAATATACCTTACAGAACACAATTCGTTTCGTTTTTGGGCCATTTCCGCCACGTTATCGAAGTCTAAAACGATGTATCTCGAATGCTCAAGCAGTTCTGAGTCCTTTCTCTTGGAAAAAACACCACTAAAGCAAACCGCAGGGAGTTTCTTTTTTAACTCGTCTGCCTCTTTCTTGGTTTTGGCTTCCCGCGTCTGCTCAACAAGTGTCTTTGATTTTCCAGTCCTAATTCGTTCAAGTGCGCCCAGTACACTAATTGTGTGTCCTTGCAGGTCGTTGAAGTCTTTGTAGATTGATACCTTACCATTTATTCCTTGGGTCATTTTCGTCATAGTTATAGTTTGTTTGTTTTACGTTCGTTGTTGTTGCCTCGTCCTCCCATCTCCTGTCGCGAAGATAACGGACAGGGTCCTTCCAGTACTTGCGCTCGCGACCAGACTTGTGGTTACCCATGCATTCTACAGCGAGTGTGCGGTCCTCATCAGAAAGTTTGCCCCATACAGCTTGTGTTTGTTTCTTGTCTACCTTCTTGTCGTAAGCCAACCAAAACTGCTCGAAATCATACTTACTTTCTTCTTTTACTTTATTCTTTTTATTATGTGAGCATTCCTGAGCAGGGGTATGCTCATTTTTGAGCAGGGGGTATGCAGGTTTTTGAGCAGGGGTATGATTAAAAAACTCATCCTCTTCATTATCAGATATTGGCATTTCTGGAGCGGCTGTTCTACTCAAAATGTCCGCGTCTGGGTTTATGGTAAGGCATCTAACCTCAACCTCGTTTCTGCTATTTAACTTTACGATTCTACCCAAAACGCCTTTCTGTTCTAGGTCGGAAATAACTCGCCTCACACTGTGCTTGGATATGCCAAGGCATTCGCCAAGGTAGTGGTTTGACGCGAAGCAGTACCCCTTAATGTTTGATAGATTTGAAATAACGCCTATGAGCAACTTCTCTGTAGACGACAACTCCTTACTCAGCAACACGCTTGCAGGAATGATTGAATATTGATTATGCATAGTAAAATAAAAAACCCGCAAGAGCAACTTCGCGGGCTTTTAGGTTGATAAGTAACTTTACTTAACTTCCAACCCTCGTTTACTGTTGCTCTTAGCAAACGAGGAGTGAAATATTGGACAAACATAAAACAACCACGCGAGGTTGTCAAGGATTTTATTCATTATTTTTTATATGCCACGCTTCGCACTCCCAGCACATATACGTCTTTTGATCCCCGTCGCATAACTGCTCGGCCTCCTTTTTTGTGTTGTAACACCTTTTACCACAACCATATATGGAGTTCTTAATCATAAAAACAAGTGAGCATAAAACGGCTAGTATTGAAACAATAAACATAGTGCAAATTTACGCAAAATAGTGTTGTTTGCAAGCAAGAACTTGACACTGTGTTATTTATTCGTATATTTGCACAATGAGTAACTTATTTCCACCCGACCATCGGGTATTTATTGAAATAGAAAACAAGACTGACAAACAGATTGACGCTGTAATAACCAAGGTTGGTAACTTTTGCGAATTTGAGGTTGGACAAAGGGTTTGTATTGTTGGAAAAGTAGACAAAGTTGAACTGCAAAATGTAACAGAATACTGTGTACACGAGCGACATATACTTATGATATATGAGTAAAATTAAAAACTGGAACAGGGCTATTTCTATCCTTAACACCATGATTGAGGATAAGGTAGAGATATACGAGGTGATGAAAATATTTACCCCAATGGCAACCAAGTCTAGGAGGAGACTTCTGTATTGCGACCCAGAAATTACCTCTGAAGACCTAGACCAGGTGGAGATGGCAATAAAAAAATACAAAGACACAATGTATGACATATCTCAAACAAAGGTTGAGACGCGTGTAACTAAATCTACGTTCTTTAAAACACTTCAAGAACACTATGATAAGAACAAAGACAAAAAATAATTACCTCAAAATCATAGAGGTATACGAGTACTACATCCGCAGGGAAACCGTAGATCCCGTTAAGGTCGAGGGGTTGATGTCCGAATGGGACGCGGTAAAAGTTTTTGGCAGCTACTCTTCGTTACGCAGGTGCGTGAATAAGCTGAAGAAAAAGATTCCAATTGGCAAAAAGAATTTTGACAAACAGAAACGAGTGCTAGAGATTTATGAACAAAAAATAGCAAACAAATGAATTTGAGCGGAATAGACTTAGACAAGTTAAGGCTTGTAAATGGAGAGTGCATTATTGAACTTCGATCGCTTACAGAAGATGAGATTAATTTTAACGGAGGTACATTAAAAATTGTTAACAAAATTAAAAATTACATTTCTGAAGTTGATGACAATGAAATGGTTGACATTGTAAAGGCGTTAAAAAAGTCTGGATATAAAGACCAAGCTCTTCTTGATGAGTATAGTAAGATGGCTGGGGAGGCTCATAGAGAGGCTGATATGGAGAAGGAAAACATACAGGACAAGCAAGCTGTAAGAAGAGGTAAGATAGTTAAGGTATCAGAAATTGACCTTAACAACACGGGATGGGATTATGAATGCGAATTTGACGCTGTTGAGGGTGACGAGGTTTGGTTTGACGCTACATTTACACGGGAGTTGATTACCGAGGGTGAGGGGGGTTGCATAATTGATGGTAAGATTTATTTAATGATTTCAAAGAGGTCTATTTATGCCGCAAAACGTGGAGATGAAATCGTTAGTTTGAACGGGTATGTTATAGGTAAGATTCTAGGAAACGAAAGAATGTTTGGGTCTGTGTACATTCCAGATAATGATATTCAAAGAATTGAAGTTGTTGTGCCAAATGCAAGATTGCCCAAGTATTTAATGCCAGACGTTTGGTATAATACTGATGTAAATGTTGGTGACGTGGTATGTGTTAGGAATATTTACGCGACAAAACTTGACCCAACCCTTGCCAACACAACTGAATATGTTCGATTTCAGCCACGTGTTATAATGGCTTACGAAAGATGATAAAACTAGACTTTACAAAAATATCGTACAATATTGAAGGCATCCAGGATGACGAGTCGGTGATATACCGTTTCTCGGACTTGGCCAGTCAAGCCCATATTCTCGACAGGTCTGACGACCTTCCTGAAGGGGTTAGCGCGGACAAGGTTGTACGCTATCTTATATATATGTTTGCTCCAGGAACGCCTGTAAAGGATGCGTATCCAGACATCAACCAACGAAAAAGGTACACGCTAAACAAGCTGAATATCCAGGTTGATGATACGGATCCTGACAACGGCTACGCCCAGCTCTGCATGATGAATGTGGACTGGGCGGTGGAGCGATACATCGTCTTCACCCGCCTACAATGCTCGGAGGACTACTCAATCATGTGTACGGCTGATATCCGTATTGCAGCATTGCAGAGAGCGCTGTTGACACAGCCCGTAGATAGGTCTAACGACGACAAGAACTTCCAGGCTGGTCTTGAGAGTTGGAGGCAGACGCTAGTAGATGCCCGTACACGCATCATGAACGACGAGGCAAGCATTACCTTGCAGAAGGCAATCACGTTCTCCGTTCGTTCAGAAAATTTAGGAATACAGCCAGAACACTATTCGCGCATATGGCGTGAGAAGAAAGAAATATTTCCAGAGGTAATACCATGAGTTTCCAATACGACGAGGAGGATAAGTACGTTTCATTCCACGAGGATGACGATGAGTTGGATACAATCCGTATCCCACTGCCCCGTCTTGAGGAGTGGTACTCACGCCATTTGAAGCGTGAGGTTTCAAGGGAGGAGGCGCTTACTTACGTTGAAGGGTATGGTATTGATCCAAAGGAGCAAAGGTTTCCATACCAGGAAGTTCCTGAAAAAATAAAGCTCATCTACGAGGTTGTGTTCAATAAAAAACACATATCCAACAAGTCCAAGTACAAGGAGATGGGCGACGTAAGGCTTGAGGATATCTACGAAGAGATAGAGTCAAACCAAAAGTACTACGCGATGGAGATTGAATGGATCAAGCTCCAAATCAAGCGCAGGTACGTTGGTTACTGGTGTTTCATTAAGGGAAGGCCTACATACATAAACGGGGCTAACTACTTCTTTCTAAACTTTTGGACGGTAAAGAACTTTGGTAAAAACAATAACCGACCAGACTATCGTGATTACCAACGCAAGATGTTTCACCTGTTCATGTACGCCTACACCACAGAGGACGCCTTCTACAAGCATAAGATAATTTACAGAGAGGATGGCGTTGTCAAAACAAAGTACTCTAACCAAGATGTAAAGAATGTCGTTGAGGACATGAACGAGATGGGTGTGGAGTATTTCATGGAGCCAAACGTAAACATAAGCGTTAGCAAGGGTAAGCGCACCGTACACGGAATCAACTTTGTGTCTGGACGACGCATTGCCAAGACCGCAATTGCTTGTTGCTTCTGCACTTGGGGGACGCTGAATATGCCTGACCAGACCTTTATCATCCAGGCGATGAATGAAGACCAAGCGGTTAACAAGATATTTATCAAGCAGATACAAACTCCTGTAAGTAAACTCCCGTTCTTCTTCCGACCACACTACCGTGGAAGGATTGAGGCCAAGGAGGGTTTACGTTTCCAATATGAAGGATCAATCGCGTCAGCCGCAAGGGCAGGAATCATTCCCGAACAGATGGAGTGCTTCATTACACCACTTTCGTCGGCGGAGAAGGCTGCGGACGGGGAGGCGGAGATCGCTTTTGTCTACCGCGACGAGCCTGCTAAGAAGACGGATGCGAAGGCTGCGGACCAAAACATTCCAACGTGGTGGTACAACACGATGAAGCCCGCTATCGAGCGCGGGGAGAATATTCGAGGCTTTTGCATCATGCCATCTACGGTGGGTGACATGGACACGGGTGGTGGAGCTCAGTTCTTTGACATTGCCAACGATTCGCACTTCTCTGACCGAAACGAGAACGGAACAACACCATCGGGACTCATCAACTTCTTCCTGCCTGGATACTACGCCGTGGAGGGATACATCGACGAGTATGGGGCAAGCATTATCGATGACCCCAAGGAACCAATCATGTCCAACGAGGGCAAGTGGATCACTAAGGGCGCCAAGTCATACCTATTAAACCAGGCGGACTACTTCGAGCGTAAACGGGAATGGCAGAAACTGATTAAGCTACAGCAGAACTTCCCAATGACTTGGAAACAGGCATTCGCTGTAATTCCCAAGGATATGGGTATGCCTATTGAGAAGATGCGTGACCGCATATCTGAACTCAAGTTTTCTCGCACCCCAATTACCACAAGGGTTAACTTCAAGTGGGTAGGCGACAAGTTTGGCGGGGATGTGTTTGTAGAAAACGACTCCAAGGGTAGTTGGACAATGAGTTACCTACCCCCTCAGGAGCATAGGAACAAAAAGACAGTGGTTACTCCAGAGGAGGGATACATACCCCCCAAGGAACGTGGTCCGATATACGCACCCGATCCTTCGGTGATGAACAAGTTTTTTCTTTGCTGTGACCCAGTAAAGTTTCACAGACGAAACACCGTGGGTAAGAAGAAGTCAAACGCGGCAGCGGCTGTGTTTTATAAAAGAGACAGTCAGGCCGATCCAGACACCAAGCCGCGCAATGAATGGGTGAGTAACGACTGGATTCTCATTTATAACAGGCAGACAGAGGATAAGTCTGAATACCACGAGGAGTGGTTGAAGGCCGCTATATTCCTTGGTGCATACGTATACCCAGAGTGGCCCGATGGAGAGGCTCTAGTGGAATACTTTAGGGACAACGGATTCGATGGCTACCTATTGAAGGACTTAGGATCGGACGGGAAGCAGGACGCTAGGGCGGGTGTTTGGGCAGGTGAGGCAGAAAAGAATGAAATGGCTGGGGACATCATGACCTACTTCAACAACAATGTTAAGTACGTGAAAATATGGGAGATAGTAGAGGAGTGGAGCCAGATGCGTGGTATAGATGACCTCACAAACCATGACTTGTGTGCAGCCACAGGCTGGTGCATGAGGGCTATAAAAAGCAGGATGCCAGACCTTTACAAGGAAATATATCAACCAATAGAAATAAAGGGAAGTTTTGCAATGTTTGATGTAGATTGATTGTTTTCAACTATTTAATAAAAAATTTACTACATTTGTCGTGGTCAACTAAATTTGTAAGATATGATATTACCACAGTTGGTTGGTAGCATGTTGTTCCCAAACGACAACATTCCAGAGGTAGATAAATTAAAACCAGAGTACGGCCTGCGATGTGCGCGTGCCTTATATACTCGTTTTTGCGCGGGAGGTACATACTTTACGTATACGCAACTCCCTGAGATGCAGGAGACTAGAAACTACGGCGCTGGTAACCAGTCACAAGAGAAGTATAGAAACTGGTTTACAAACGGGTCTCCAATCGGAAACAAGGCTATTCCTCAGGGGCAGGCATCTACAAGCACGAGCGGCATGTCTAAGGCCCAAAGAAAGGCTATGGCTAATGTTAGCTACGACATCTTCTCTCCAATGCGTAAGTTGACAAACGTATTGCTTTCAGTACTTTCAGACAATGACTACAAGTTAGATTGCGTTTCCTTAGATAAAAACATTATCACAAAAAAGAAGCGCAGCAAGCATGATTTATACGCCAAGGCAAACTTTACCAACCCATTGGCTAAAAAGCTAGGGTTGCCAGAGTTTAAGTTGCCATTTGTTCCCAAGGACGAGACAATGCTTGAGATGGCGGACAGGCTTGGATTCTTCAAGACACGATACGAGGTGGCGTTAGAAAAACTAGCTGAGGCTGGATTCCGTTCCTCTAACTGGGCTGGGCAGCGAATGGAGTTTAACCGTGACGCAATCGACTTCCACTTCCGAGCGGCAAAGGTTTACAATGACCCAATTACAGGGCAGGTTAAATTCAATTACATTGACCCTGCCCGTATGGTTATGCTCTGGAACGAGGACAACCAGGACGAACCTGTTGCTATTGGACACATTGAGGCTGAAACAGTTCAGTCGATGTACACCAAGTTGATTGACGCTGGCTTTAACGAGGCTCAGATCCAGGCAATGGCCAAGTCTTACGTTCCGTATCAGACCAACGTGTCTACAATCCCGCAGTGGGCATTTGAGCGTAAGGACTCCACGACAAACCGTTGGGTTTGGATGGACTTTAAAATATATGTCTTGAAGTTTGAGTATCTGTCTACAGACTATAAGCAGTATGTGGAGAGAACAAACAAACAGGGATATGGCACATATCTCAGAAACAATAAGCCAGTAGACGAGAAGAAAAAGAACTCAACCGATACCTACGACGAGATTTCTTGTAACTATTGGTACGAGGGTTCATACATCATCTCTGGGACTGGACAGGACCGCATCTACGAATGGAAGAAGAAGCCAAACCAGATGCAGAAGGGCTTGTCTCCGATGAGTTCTTATGTAATCCACCGCATCAACGGCCAGTCTCCAACACGTAGCGTGAAGGGGTTGCTTGACGACTTGATGTTTGCTGTATTGAAGTTACGCGCAGCCGTTTGGGCTGCCGCTCCAAAGGGATATAGAATTGACGTTGGCGAGGCAGCTAACATCAAGATTGGAGGTGTAGAGTACGACCTGTTCGACCTCATGCACGTCCACCGTCAGAACGGTATTCAGATCGTTGCCACCAAGTTTAACGCGGCAACTGGCAAATATGTTTCACAGCCATTGACCGAGATGGACAACGGTTTAGGTCCGCAGGGTCAGGAATGGATGTCCCAGATCGCCAACCTACAGATGATGATCAAGGACATCATGGGTATACCAGACGCGATGGCTGCTAGTCCAGACCAGTCAGCCGAAAGACTTGTTGGTGTAATGGAGGGGGACTATGTTGCGGGTAACCACGCCAACTGGCCGCTTCGCGAGTCAGAGCGTCAATTCAAACAGAAGCTGGGTGAGCGAATGATTCACCAGGCCCGAATAGATATTGAATATGACACCGAAATTCGTGAGTTCTATAAGTCAATCATTGGAGAGAATCTTATTGAAGCTCTTGATGATATTGAGGGCCTGTCTTTGGACCATCTTGCTATTAGTTGCAAGGTTCTTCCAAACGAAAAGGAAAAGAGCGCGATTCTTCAAAGGGCGATCGGCATGTCGCAGATCCCCACAAAAGATGGCTCCGTCCTCCTCCGTCCGTCGAGCGTAGAGCGTGTAGCCCAGCTATTAAAGAACGGTGACGTAGACGAGGCTCTTTGGTACATGGCAACAGAGGAGACAGAGGCACGCCAGCGTGAGGAGCAGTACGCGCAGCAGATGATGCAGCAGACCATCCAGGGCCAGCAGCAGTCCGCTATGATGACGGAGGAGGC